AGCATTAACACCCAAGTTATTGGAGACTTCTCTAACTTTGAGCATTTCTGAAGAAATGTCTTTTAAAGACATCCCAACATTAATAAATCCAGCTTGTAACTCTTTTGTTGCTACACCTGTTATTTGTGAAACCCCAAATAACTCTTTTGATTGGTCAGCGGTTAAGACAACATTTCGCCCTAAAATATCTTGAGTTTCTTTTTGTATATTAAGAGCGTCCTCTTGAGTACCTCCTAATTTAATAATCTCAAGAGCGGATTCAGCAAATTCTTTCTTAATCCCTTCGGCAAGATTTCTACCTTGCCCCATGTTATTAACTAACTTCTGTACCGATTGGTCAACAAATACAATACCTTCTTCCATGGTTGGAAGAAAGTCCTTTACTAAACCAGTAAGTGAACTTGTTCCTTTTTCAAGACTTAAATACTCAACAGCCTTGGCTTTAGTAGTTTGTTTTACTTCATCGGGATTTGCAGCTTGCATACTTAATAAATAATCTTAAAACTATTTTTTTGGAGTATTGTGCTCAATAATTTTATCAACCAAATATCTCCGTTGAAATATTGGCATTTTATAGAAGTCAGAATACGAAGTATGTAAATACTTGGCCAGTAAATAATACTGGTCAAGTAATGATAACATGTACTTAGAAGAAAGGGCGAAAAAACTCGGCCCCGAAGGCAATCCTCACTGTTACTTTTTTACCTGATGGAGCAGTTACCTCTCGGTTTAAATCAATTCTTGGTTCATTGTTTTTCAAAAAATTTGAAATGAACTTTGAGTCCATGATTGGCATCTGTTCAATAAACTTAGCAATTTCCCCTTTGTCTTGACTTCCATTAACTTCTACGATTTGTTTTGCAAGTCTCCAAGTAGCTTTAGGAGCAATCATTGATGATGGATATTCATCGGCCATTCTTTCAAGGTCTGTAGTTTCACCATAACTAAGTGGTCTCAATTTAACTTGAGCTCCTGACTTTGGTAGTTTTGTTTCATAAAACCCATTATCATCTGGGTCAACTTCAGGTTTTTTAAATGAAAGAGAATCCAAAAGAACAGGTTTTTCAAACTTATTACCTGTATCAGGGTCTGTCAATGTAAAATTATATTCAGGTCCAAATGAAGTATTTCTTAAAAACAATAGAATTGCCTCAATATCACCCTCAAGCATATCTGAAGGATTCAATTCAGGTTCATATAGTTTACTTCTAACAAGTCTCAAAATAAGTTGTTCTCCTGACAGTTTACCAACACTACCCAAAAGATTTTCATCTGCGGCGGTTAGATAACCAACTTTTACACTTTTTTTCTTACTTTTATAAAATTTACCTTGACTTGGCAACATAACCACGTCGTGTGGTAAATTAAAATTTTCTTGTCCTGCTATAATTTCGTTCATAATTTTTTTTTATAAAAAAAAATCCGCACAAAGTACGGATTTGTAAATAGTAATATAGTAAATAAATTTTAGTATACAAGTACACAATAGTCAGGACGAAGAGTTGCAACAATCTTAGCAAGACCATCTTGACCATAATCAAGACCTTGGAAGTCAACATCAGTTAAGAAAGTTCCAACCAAAATCCATTTTTCTACAACAACACCTGTTGGGTCTAATAACTGAAGTGTTACATCCTTCTTGTAACCAGCCGCGTAACCCATACGACCTGTTACAGATTCTGCATGTAAACGAACCCATTCCATAAGAGCTTGAGCTGCAGATGGACCAATTGGGTCACGGAAAGTACAGTTAATGGTTCCCCAAGTGTATCTACCCGCAACATATCTTTCAGTGTTCAAGAAAGGGATTGGAGTAGCTCCTATTGTAATTTTTGGACGAGAGGTAGATTCAACATACCACTCATTGATGCCGAGTTCCGATGGAAAGCTAAGAATGAATCGGTTCATCCTTTTGGGTTCATACGGTATCGGCATTTTCATCAGTAAATCAGCCATTTTTTTGTTTTTTTAAATTTTATTTTTATTATAAATAGTGTAGGTTTAAAATTTTTCTATTTACTTTAATTTATTTTTAGTCAAACTTACACTAGTCTTACATATAAATATATTAATATTTCTTTTTAACTCCTCCGTGTGTAGAATACATTTGAACTATATTATCTGGGTCATCTTTTAATGCACTTTTCATCTTTTCTAAATTTCTTAAATCGTCATCTGAAAAACCAATTGTAGGTATAAAATTATTGCTTACATCATTTTTAAGGTAAGGAGTCTGCCCAAGTTTTTTTGACATATTAATAACATACCTTGAAAATTCTTTTATTGCGTCAACTTTTCCTTGTTCGGGACTTTGTGCGGACCCCTTTCCATAAGTAACAGGATAATATTTGTTCATATTTAAATATTGTTCTATTAACTCAGAATCACTTAATTCATCTTCACCGGCAATTTCTCTATATTTCTTTAAATTTCTTACAAGTTCTTTCTTTGAGAGTCCTTTATATCCGACTTCTATAAGATTTTCGATAGCCTGCTTGATTGTCTCGGGAGAGTGTCCTCTTGCCGTTATAATGGAGAAAATTGACCCTCCATTAATACATTCTAAAAAATCATCCCAAGCTGGGCCAGTTTTTGCAAGTAAGGAATCAATTATAAATTTTTTATTTCCTGATTCAGAAAAATTTCTAAAAGGATTTTCGGCAAAACCAACTATAGTTTTACCTTTATATTCAAAATCTTCTGTGCCAATTTTTGTCCTATGTTCGGCAAAATCTTCCGTACCCATACCAATTTCATTTCCATCAGAATCTTTTAAAATAATCTGAGTCGGCATATACATTAAATTATCATCCCAGTCAAAGGCATAATACTTTAAATCGGGAGTTAATTCTTCTTTAAAACCTTCTACTAACTTTAACTTCATAACTATAAATATATTAAAAACAAAAAACCCCCTGTTTCCAGAGGGTTTTTAAATTTATTTGTTTTGAAATATTAGATATTTTCGAAACTTGCACCTTGTGGAGTGATAATGAACTCGATGTCAATAAATTCAAGAGCCTTAGTTGGCTTCAAGAAGATACGTCCTGACATTTGGTTAGAATCGAAATCCTCAGGGTTATTTGATACAGTTACACGGAAATCAGTAATACCACGGTCTCTTCTGATAGCGTCCAAGATTGGGTTTACTGAATCTAAGAACTGTTGTCTTACAACTGCGTCGTTTTGTTCGAACAACAATCTGATAGCCACTGCTGAAATCAACTTACGAGCTTGTAACAACAAACGTCTTACGTTAACTCTATCAAGAGGACTTTCTCTTACTTGGAGTGTCTTATTACCCCAAATTACAGTACCAACGTCGTTGAATGTTGCAATTGGGTTAAGTCTTCCTTGGTAAAGAGTATCTCTATCAAGTTGTGTAAGTCTACGTCTTGCTCTTACTGAGTTAACAATACCTCTTGTGTAACCTGCGGTTGCGAACCAAGGGAATGCAATGTTATCAGTAAGTGCCAAGTTACGACATACTTCAGCAGTTGCTGGAATGTAGATTTGAGTGTTATATACACTATCACGAGTCAATACCCATGGGTAATAAGTAATAGTGTAGTTTGAGTCAATGCCCGCATCTTCCAATGCAACTACCGCATCTTGTGGATATACGAAGTTATCCATAGAACCTGAAGGTTGTAACAAATCAAAGTCAGGAGTTGTAGTAACATAAATTGAGTCAGCTCTGTCAATTTCAACCATATCGATTGCCGCTCTTACCAATTTAAAGTTATTTACGTGGTCAATACCTGGAGTTGCAAAAACGTTAATGTTAATATATTGAGGATTGTTGAATGACTCAATACCTAACAAGTAAGCGTAATAGTCAGTATTTGCGTAATCAGATGTATTATCTTCTACTGTTATTTGTCTAAATGCTCCCCATCCTGTTGCGTTTGCGTAAGGTTGACAACCTGCTCTTGCACCATACAAATAACCAGTTTTACCAAGTACGAAGTTATCACTGTTAGTTCTATATTCTCTGTAAACATCCCAACCGTCAAAACCACCGTAAGGAAGTACTGTAAATTTACGAGAATAAGTTCTAAAGTATGTTTCGTTAGAGTCTGTTGGTTCTGTATTAAATTGTCCAGCACCTACTTCAAATGCCGACTCACCTGATGTTGAATATACAGAAGAGATTAATACAACACTGGCACCGCTATCCATGTGGAAACCTTTAGTAAGATATGACCAGTTATCATATGTCTGTTCAGTACAAGTCCAACCTGATGGATTTTGTTTACCTTTGTAATCGAAGAAATTAACGTCCCATCCAACAGATGTGCTAAATCCAAGATAACTTCTTCTAACATTATCACCTGAACTAATTACT